GTCTGCGTAGTCCACCAGCAAGTCGTCTAGTACGTCGTCGACAGCCTGGGGATTGAATCGTGTGGCGGCACGTACCCGAGTTGCATCCGATCGACTCATGTCCCCGTTTTTCACCTGGTCGCGCACAAATTCCCGTAGGTCGCGCCGGCGGTCTTGTCTCTCTTTTCGGTTAAGCATCTTCTCTCCTCGGGCTCGGGCTACGTAACGAAAAAAACCCCGTCGGCATAATGCACACGGAGTCTAATCTCTTACTGCGGCGGATTGGTAGGCATTTAAGCCTCGCGGGTTCGGGTTTAGGTTCGCGGCGGTTCCACAATCCTATGCCCCGCCCGTTTGAGGCGTCAACGCGGGTTTAGAAAGGCGCGTCGGTCTCAGCCTCGTCGGCTAGACCGCTGGCCCTGATCTCAGCGTCGACCCGGTCGCGGTTGTGGGGCGATACCACGCGATAGAGTCGCTCGCCCGGTGCCTCGTTTTCCTTGTCACGAAAAACCAACAGCTTACGGGGGTCGCCGTCGAGTTGCACGGTGAGGACGATATAGCCCTCATCCGTGTCTTTCTTGGTCGTGTAGCGGCCGGTGCCGACTTGGGTGAATTGCGGGGTCATTCGGTCACCGCCTTTCGCTGGCCCCGCTTGGGTCGTTCGGTGAGTCCCGCCGCGAGGTCGGCGTCGAGGTTGGCCAGCGCACAATCGCCGAGGAACGCCGACAGGGTTTCACCGTTGCGTTTGGCTTGAATCTTGAATGCAGCAATCCACTCGGTCGGTTGGCTGATTAGGTTGCGGCTAACGGGGTTGGTGGCAAGGTCGTTTTGCATTGGGTCGGTCATTTGGTCCTCTTTGGTGAAGGTGTTGAGGTCGTGAAACGTGTTGTGATTACTCGATGACGTAGCAGGGGTTCCCGGCGACGTCGATAACGCCCGCGCCCCCGTCGATCTCGGCTGCGGCGAGGCTCTCGCGCAATTCGTTTCGTGTTGCCGGGCGGATATCCTCGGCAGTGTAATAATCCATCAGCGTCGGTGGAGACAAAGCCACTAGGCGACTGCACGTTGGGCATCGGTGTAGCCAATCGCCGTCGTCGTCGATTCCACAAAACTGGGTTGCTTGTTCGCATCGGTCGCATGTATTGGTCGTCATGTCTGTTCGCCTTGTGTTGAGTCAGAAAAGAAATGGCCCCGTTGCCGAGGCCCCGCCGCGTCGCCCTATACGGGGTTTTCTGCATACCAGAGGGCGAGTTGCTCGTCTTGTTTGGCCGCCCAAATGCCGTGGCCGTTTTCGCTCCAATGCGAATATAACGTCGGGTAAGCCTCGCCGAGTCCCCAACCGCCGTGGCAGAAGGTTCGGATTTTCGACAGCGTGGAAAAACTCAGGCGGGCGAATTCCTCGTCGGTCGCTGAGAGAACCCATTCGGCTAACTCCCGCGAGAGGTCGCACAATTGGGCCCGGTTGGCGTCGAGGTCGATGTCGACCGTTCCGACACCGTTGCAACAAAAGCAAACGCCGTTTGCGACGTGGGAGAAAGCGTCGATACGTTTGTGGCCGCTACATTTGGGACAGTCGATTTTCGTTAGCGTCGTCATTGTTTCGTTCCTGCGTTGTGGAGAATGTAGAACTGACTCAGGCGATGGCTGCGGTCGCGATGTCTCGAAGGGTAGCCTTGCCCCGCGACAGGCCGTTAGGATTGATGTCGCCGGCCTCGTCGATCTCGATGTAGCCCATGTCCTGCTTGCCCTTGCTGAGATGGCGTGAGATGTACACTCGGCATTCGTCGCATTCGTCATCCCACACTTTCGCAGAATAACCCTCGGCGATTAGGGCGGCAGCAATTCGGTCGGCTAATTCGATTTGGTCGGCTAATTCGATTTGGTTCGTCATTGTTTCGTTCCTTCGTTGTGGTGTCGTTGTCTGATGTCCTAAGTATATACTAGTTCGTCACGCCGTCAAGCCTATCCGTATATATTCTCTGTGAGTCCACGAAAAAACCCCGGGGAGGTCCTCGGGGTCTCTCGGCCTTGTCGGGCGGGTTGGCGCCTACGGGTAGTTAAGCCACGGCCTCGCGATCGGATCGACCGACTCGAACGCCGGGGCGGTCTCTTGCTTGGCTGCGCCCTTTTTGACCTCGGCGGCGTAGTCTCGGCCTGCTTCCTCGGCCCACGTCTCAGCCGACAGGATGCCCGCCGCGTTTTCTTCCATCCGTATTTGGTGCTCTTGCAGACGGTCGCGTACGGCGATGTCGGGGCCCTTGGCTCCCAACTCAACGCGGCGATTTAGATCGCGTAGCGTCGACACCCCGAACGACTCGAACGTTCCAGCCCGGACCGCGAACCCCACGACCTTCCAGAAATGCCCCTCGAAGTTTTTGCCGTAGCGGTCCTGGCGGTGTTCCGATCCCTTAGTGAAAGGCGACTCGGCAACCAGCGTTGACGCAAAATTGCCGTTGCTGGCGTCGCCTGAAATCATGTACTCGGGCATTGACCAACGAACGCCCGCCCGCCTCAACAGCGCCTGGACGACGTCGATATAGGTCGGGGCCGACGATTGACCCAACGGGCCCGCGTGGTACTTCGTGCCGTTTTTGACCGTGAACACCGACCCCGGCATGAACTTTCGATGTTCGACGTCTCGGGATGTCCCATCGCCTTTCTGTACTTTTTGCAACCAGTTCAGCGCCGAGGACCCGGTTTTTGTCGCCTCCAGATCCGCCGCCCGAACGCCGGGGCCGCCCTCCTTGATGAACGCGATACAAGCCTGTACCGCACTACCCTCGGCGGTGTTCCGTAGTAGCTTTTCGGCCCGCTGCAAATCCTGATAAACCGGAAAGAAATCCGACATCCCACGGGCGACCACGTTGTCGACGTTCCGCTTGATGTGGGTGATTGCGGCGGTCGTATAGAAATCCCAATCGCCCGCGTCCCCGAAATGTTCGACGAAATACCCGAAACGCTGGGCGGGCCGGTTGTTCCTTTTGGCGACGCCGTACTTCCACTCGATCGACCCCGACAACCCGTAGTAATCCTCGACGAGTTGCCCGTTATCCGGCTCGGTGACGTGTGACGGTTCGATGATAGTCGTCTGAGTTCGACCGCCTGCGGTTGGCTCGATCGCAAGGAACGCCTCACCCTCCTTGTGGGACCGTACGAACGCCTCGCGCTCCAAGCAGTCGGACCAGCAACTGGCGTCGATGTGCTCGTCGATAAGGGCCTGCACGGCAGCGGCGAGGGCGTCGTCAGCCCGGACCTTGGCCGTTGCGGTGTACTCGAACCCCCGACGGCCTAGTACGTAGTTGGCGAGGTTTTCCAGGGCAGCGACCCCGACCTCGTCCGCCTCGGCCACGTTTGAGCAGATCCCCCGGAGTTCGGCGAGTTCGGTTTCTGTTCGCCAATACGGGTAGTAATCGCCCGCGACTCGGTCCCCTGGGCGACTGTAGCCGACGCCCTGGGTGAACCAATACGGGTCGTCGTAAAGGTGTTCGTTGCGGTCGACGATGTCGCCGAACCCCTCGGCCACGACGACCCGTTCGGGGGTCGTGAGGGACTCAAGGGCTTGCGTGTAGGCAATCAACTCGGCCTTGGACTCGATCAATGCCAGCTCTTGGCGGGTTTCTGCTATCTGTTTTGCGGTGGCGTTCACGGGCGGTTCTCCTTGGGTCGGGACGTCCCGAGGATAGCACGCCGAGGGCGCATAAAAAAACCCCGGTGGTTAGCCGGGGTGGTCGCTGGTTGGTTAGGCGTCATCGGTCGCGGCGTCCGGGTGGGTCCTCGTCGTCCGGGTGGGCCCCGTACTCCGCCGGGCCGGTCGGCTTTGCCCGCTGTGCTCGGTCCCACGCTCCCCACGCCGCCTCCTCCGGGTCGCGGCCGCGTGCAATCAGGTCACCGTCTACGTCGTACACGACCCAATCTTGGCCGTCCTCTCGGATCGCTGCGTCTTTGCAAATTGAGCACCCGTTCTCAAACAGCCATTCGTACAGTTCGGTTTTCATAATTTGCTTTTCGGCAGTATCGAACATCCGCTCGTACGTTTCGATTTTCTTAAGCAGCTTTTCCGCGTCCTTCCATCCGACGTAGTCTCCCTTGGGATGTTCCTCCATGACGCCCCACGTTTCGTACGCCCGAGTCTCCTGATCTAGATCGTATCGTTTCATCTTTTCAGACCCCAATGTCTTCGAGCCAATGAACTAGCGTATCCATGTTCTCTTCCAGCCTGGAGCAGTCGGCTGCGTCGTGCATTTCTGTCTCAACGATGTTCATTATGTCTGCGCAACCGGACACGTCCTTACCGTCGACCTTAAGCACGGCGATAGTCAACTCAATCGGTTCGCCGCCGCTGCGCCTTACCGCGTCGTAGGCGTCACTACCAAACAAGTCGCTAATCCCGTCGATGTGGCACGAAGCCCAAGCGTTATATCGGGCATTTATCCCGCTGGCATTTGCCGGGGTGTGGTCGCCAATCATCACGGTGTCGCCGTCGTATCGTTCTCGCCAGATGTGCATTTTCGTTTCCTTGTGTTGAGTCAGAAAGGCCCCCGTTGCCGGGGGCGTCGTGGCGGGCGGGTTAGCGGCCGTAGTGTTCGCGGCGTCGGTCGACCTCCCCCTCGGCTTGGGCGTTGGTCGCGTGGAGTGTGTCCTCGAAGTCTGTCCCGGCGTCGCTGACGACAAAGAAGTCTTCTGGACCGCTGGCGGCGAACTGGTCGCGGCACTCGTAGATGTGGATGGAGATTCCGTTGGCGATTGTGGTCGTTTTCGTGGTCGGCATGTCGTCGGTTCCTTGTGTTGAGTCAGAAAAGAAAGGTCGCTGGCTGGTTACTCTTCGGTGCCGCTTAGGAAGCAAAGCACGCGGGCCATTCGTGAATTGATCTCGATGGCGTCGCCGACGTGGCCCCAGTCGATCGCATCCGAGGGGGCGTCCATGTCCTCAACGGCATGTTGGATCTGGGCGATTAGTTCCATCGCGGTTGCGTGTGCGGCGGTGTAAGCGTCTTGGGCTGATTGTTGTTTGGTCGTCATGTCGTCGGTTCCTTGTGTTGAGTCAGAAAGGCCCCCGTTGCCGGGGGCGTCGTCGCGGGCGGGTTAGCTGCACCAATACTCGCTGGACTTTGCGAGGGCGACGTCCCAAGCGTAACCCTCAGCCTTCCACTCTTTGGCGTCGTTGATGACGTCGTTGAAAAATCCACTTCTCTTGGCGGCGGCGAGTAGTTGGGTGGTTTTGGTTTCAATCCAGTCGATGTCGATTTCGATTTCGTTGGTCATTGTTTCGTCCCTTGCTTCGTATCGTTGAAATGCACCGTATAGCTGCTGCTCGAATTCGTTCATCGATTCTCCCCCGTTGCTTCGTTCCAAAGTGCGACAAACCAAATTCTAGAGTCGTCAATGTCATCGTCGCTGTATCCGTCCTCCTGGACTGAATCGCCCACGTTGCATAGGAAGGAGACGAAGGCGTCTTCGTACTCGTGCCTTTGGTCAATCGCCACTGCTAGGTTCGATTCTACGTGCTCTTGAATCGTTTGTTCGTGGTTGGCCATTGTTTCGTCCCTTTGCGTTGTTGAGTCGTTGTCTCTTATGTGCTCAGTATATACTAGCTCGACACCGCGTCAAGCCGATCCGTATATATTATTCGCGGATTCCCAAACTAATCCGTGTAGGCCAAAGTTGCCACCCGTTCGATTAGCCGGGTCGCTTGCTCCATCGCGTCTGGGCCGTCGTCGTGGTCGGCAAGCGGGAACTCCCGCAGCTGGGCGAGTAGCCGTTCGGTCCCCTTGTTCCGCTTGAACCGAAAAATCCGCTGGTCGAAATACGGGCCGAGTCGCTCAATCCGCGTTTCCTTGTTCACGCCCCCGGTCGCCATCAGATGCGCGGGCTTGGGCGGTAGGCCGACGTCCTGGCGGACTCGGGCCCACTCGAACGTTAACAGTTCCTGAAACTGGTCGGACTCGAACCCGATGTCGTCGCACCCGTTCGACAGGCTGAACGTGAGGACCTCGGGAACGATACGGGCAAGCGGTATCCGCTCAATATGGGCGTCGACCCAAAGTTTGCCGCCCGACAGTCCGAGGAAGACGGCGCCCGTAAAATCGCCCTTGCGCGTCTTGAGTTTGCCCTTCGAGGGATCGACCGCCACGACCGCCCACTCGAACGACTCGGGCCACTGGTCATCCTCGACGAACAGGTCGTTCCAATATTCCTCGGGCCACGCCGCCCGCTCGTGGGTCGTCGGGTTGGTTTGGAATAGCGACTGCCACCAATACGTCGTACGGCCCCGCTTGCGTTCCAGTAGGCGTTCGACGGGCCATTCCTCGGGCCACAACGCCTCCCCGACTTGGCGGCCCATCATGTCGTTCTCAATCGCCAGCGCGGGAAGTTGGATCACTCGCGCGGGCGTGCCCTCGCCTTCCTCGCTTCGACGTTTGAGCGTACAGCCGAGGTCGTCGCGGTGCCAAGGCGTGTGCATCACGACGGCGATCCCGTTGGGGCTTAACCGGATGTCGGCGGTCGACTGCCACCATTCCCAGATCTTCTCACGGTAGGTTGGGCTCATGGCCTGCTCGCTGTTTTTAATCGGGTCGTCGACGATCAAGAGGTCGGCACCCTCGCCCGTGATGTCGCCGCCCACGCCTGCGGCTAACATGCCCCCGCCGTACGGTTCGATAATCCACTCGGTCGAGGCGGCGCGCGAGAAGGACAAGGGCCGGTCGAACATCTGGGCGGATATCTGGCGGGCTGACCGTCGCACGCGTCGCGCTAGCTTGGCCGCGATCCGCTGAGTGTGCATTGTCAGAATGACGTTTTTTGACGGCCAGCGGCAAATAACCCACGCGGGCAACCAGTGCGAAATGTACTCGGTCTTGCCGTGGCGGGGCGGGGTCTGGATCACAAACAACTGCTGACCCGCCCCGGCGAGTTGACCCCGGAACGCCTCGGCAATAACGCCGTCGATTAGCCGAATATGGGCGGGCGTTTCGTACGGGCGTTTCAGCCCGTAGCGGTGGTAATTCCTAACGCTTCCCGTTTCCGTTGCCGTTGCTGCCGTTACCGTTTTCCCCATGTTCGCTGGTGTCGCCATCGGTAAGGCGTGCGGCGGCAACAGCGGCGAAATCTGGGTGCTGGTCAAGACCATCGAGAATGTCCGAGAGGGTTGGATTGGTACCTTCGATGTGCAAATGATTCGCAACCGTCTCGATGACGAGCGGTTCATCCTCGCTGCGCTGGTCGATTTGGTTAAGGGCCTCCATCGCAATAAGCGTTCGGTTGGCCGACAGCGAAACCCGGTCGTTGGCCGACACAAGGCGTTTGAGCGCGGCCACGACCATCGCGCGTTTTTCCTCGTCAGAGATTGGGAATCGATGTTTCACGGCTAGCCTCGCAATCTGTAGATACTCGCGATCGGTGACGGGGTATTCGTCGTCGGGGTCGTACGCGTCGCTCGGGTTTCCCTTGTGGTTGCCCTTGCCGACCTCGGCACGTAGTTGGTCCCCGACCTTAACCATTCTATTCGCCCTCGATCAATGTTGGTTGCTTGCCCGTGGCGTCGGCGTAGCGCTGAAGGACGACGGCGACGTAGGCGGGTGAGATTTCGATTCCGTAACAGCGGCGGTTGAGTTGCTCGGCGGCGATTAGGGTCGTGCCGCTGCCGAGGAACGGGTCGAAGACGTCACCCTCGTGATTCCGGATCGGTATCGACGCACACTCAATTGGTTTCTGAGTCGGATGATTAGTCTTAGGTTCGCTCGATCCGCTCATAATATGATTGGGGCTTTTCGCGTCAATCACCGTCGTCTGCTTTCGATCCCCTGTCCACCCGTGAGATTTCCCCTTTCGGACCGCGTACCAACATGGCTCGTGCTTGAAGTGATAATCCGAACGCCCCATCACAAGAATGGTCTTGTTCCAAATCAACTGTTGGCAAATCTCGAAACCCGAGGCTCGAAGACTCCCCATGACGACATCGGCATACCGGCTGGCATGCCAAACATAGGCGACGTCACCCGTGAACAACCGCCAGGCATCCGACCAGTCGCTTCGATTGTCGTTTTCGACAACTCGTGAATTTCCTGGGCCCATTGCCTTGGAGCCCAACGCTTCGTCCCGCCAAGACTGATCTAGGTCCACGCCATAGGGTGGATCTGTCACCATAACATTCGCCACTTCCCCGCCCATCACCCGCGTGACATCCTCGGCCTTGGTTGAGTCGCCGCACAGAACCCGATGCTCACCCAGCGCCCACAATTGCCCCGCCTCGGTTCCCCACTGCTTGCGTAGCTCGTCGGCTCGGTCGACCTGCGGCTCGGCGTCGAGGTCCTCGTCGATCTCGTCGAATATCCCCGCGTCGAGTTTGAGGTCGGCTAGCATCTTGTCCACGGCTTCCGACTCCGACGTCAGCCCGTCAAGCAACGTTTCGAGTTTCCCCGCGTCGATCCCGGCCAGCGCGGTCAACGGGTCGAACGTCGCGAGGACCTCGGCGGCTTCCTCGTCGTTGAGGTCGACCACGATAACGGGGATGTCTCCCGTTAGGGTCTCCTGTCGTAGATGCCCGTCGATTAGTTCAAGGCCGTTAGGTGTCTCCCTGGCGATCACGGCGTCGACGATGCCGACCGATTCAAGGACACCCGCAAGGGCGGCGCGTTGCTCCTCGGGGTGGGTTCGCCAGTTGGCGGGGTTCGCCTTGAGGTCTGCGGCGGGAACGCGGCGGAAGTCGACGATACGGTCGCGGATCGCGGTCGGTTTCTTTTTGGATTTGGTCATGCTCTCGCCTCTTGAACTGCGGCCCACGCCAACCGCGAGAACTCGCGAAGGTTAAATACGATCTTATCGGCCACGTTCGGTACGGCTAAAAACGTCTCGTCGTCAGCCCGGTCCAGGTCCGTTATTGTAAACACGCCCAGAGATTCGCATAGCTTGACCAATCGCTCGTCGAGGCCCATCGAGGCGAGGTGTGCGTCGGGTAGCGTGGCCTGGGTCCAGTTGCCGTGAATGTCGCACCAGTCGGATAGCACGCGGTGGGTGATCGCGTCGAGGTCGTCGAACCTTCGCTCGGCGGCGGCGAGATAGAACCGATACGTTGCCGCGCGGCAAGCGTACACCCAGTCGTCGGAGATTCCTTTGACTTCGGGTAGCTCCATTTCGGCCATCATGTCACGCCCTCGGGTGTTCACAAAAACGCCCGCCGCCGAGGGACTCAACCACCTCGACGACGGACACCGACATCACAAGCGTCCCGTGTGGTCGACTGTTAGCGACCTGGGCGACAAGCCCACCGCGCGAATCCTAACGACACGCGGTCCACGGGGTAGTTCAAAAAAGGGTCGCGGGCCAATAAAACAGGACAGAGAAGACAGTCGCCACGACCCAAGTCGCCACGATCGCGACCACAGCTAGCCCAAACCACAGCACGTACTTATCGCCCGCCATTAGTGCCGTCCTCGACTAGCTTGACGACGAGTAAACCCAATTCCTTGCCATGTGCTTCCGCGTTGCGTTCGTGAATGGACGTCCAGCGAATCGATCCGTCCTTATTCAAAACAGCCCACATTTCAGCGGGCTCACGTGGTTCTACCCAGTGGCCGACGATGTCGTTCGGTCCTGGGTAGGTGCTGCAATTCATTCCACCACCGTTCCACGTCGAGCAGCCCGGGAAGGGATCATCAATCCAGCCTATCCAGGGGAAAATCGCTTCTTTGCCGGGCAACAGGAATTCCACCGTCGCCTTGCGTCCGTCCCGTGTGACGTACTCGCCAGGTCCCGTGATCTTGGATTCGCTCATTCGGTCACCTACGGGTTGGCGGATAGACAAACTGCAGGCGGCGCGGGTCGCACAAGTAGACCGCCTCGCCGAACCTAACGCGGTAGATAATGAATTTCCTAGGCTTGGTCGGGGTGATCGTTCTCGGCTCCCCGGACGTGGTCAAGTGGCCGACAACGCGACCCAGCCCGTGGGTCTGGTGTTCGACGAGTTGGTCGGGCAGAAAGTAGTTGCTCACTTGTCGCGCACCACCCGCTCGATTGCCTCATAGACTTCCAGTCGATGTACGGGCAACTCCTTCGGGGCCTCGACCCCGATGCGCACTTTGTCTCCTCGGATATCAACCACCGTAATCACGATGGCGTCGGGCCCGTTGCCTAGGATTATCTGTTCGTGCCTCTTACGACTCAGAACTAACATTCGATTCCATCCTATTTAAAAAGGTTAGTGGCTTTCGCTCGTCGCTTGGCGGCCCGCTTGGTCTTAGCCGGTTCCTTCTCGCGGCCGCCTTGCCTCAGCCACTCGCCGTATTTCATCAAGCAAATGGCGTCGGCCTGGTTGTCGTCGCGGACAGTGACGCCCCATAGCGTCTCGACGGCCCGCATCGTCTCGGCCTTTTTCATGCGGCCGCTGCCCATCCACGCCTTCCATTTGGTCGGTACCACCATTGTGACGGGGACGCCGAGGTCGCAGCATGTCAACAGTACGGTGCCCTTCATACAGTTGTGGAATGCCATCGTGGCGAGGTGTTTGACGTTGGCACCGAAAGACGCGTCCTCGGCGACGACTCGGTCAAACGGCCTGGCGCGGTAGAGTTCGACTAGGTTTCGCCGTAGCTCGGAGAACCGACGGCCAGGGTGGGAGCCACCGCCCGACATGTCCCACGTCCCGAACCACGGGTCGTTGGCGTCCCCGTGGGCCCATCCTGTTGACGTCGCGAAGTCGAGGCCAAGTATCATTCGGCGGCCCCTACTTCGGCGGGTAGGCATTCCATGACGTACGCGTCGTCGTCGACGTCGGGGTAAAATCCTCGGATCACCTCGACGGCGAGAAACCCGATCGACTTGAAAAACAACTGGGCGCCTAGATTGGACTCACGGACTTTCAATACGACGGGGCCGCCTTCCTGTAGCTTGCCCACTAAGAACCCGCCGACGCCAAGGCGAAGACACTGCGGCGACACGGCGAGGTTGATCACCTCCAGCCCGTCATCAGTCGACAGAACTATCACGTACGCGATAACCAGCTCGTTGCACTCGGCGACGTAGCCCGAGGCGTTCCGCGATCGTAGCCCCCGCATGAAATCGGCCTCGGACCACGGGTTCTCAAAAGACGCATTCTCGATCGCTAGCACTTCGGCGAGGTCGCGGCGGATTAAATGCCGGACGTACACGGTGACCTGGCCGGTCATATCGGCAACCTCGATTTCTTCAAGAGTCGAGGTGCGGCGTGGTGTTGAGTCCATGCGATTCCATCCTGATTAAAATCCGTATTGTTGGAATAGGTTTTACCAGCGGTTCGAATTAAATCAACTTAAAAAAACCGGTCCTGAATTTTAAATCAACTCCGGCAATTAAATCATCGGTGGAAAATACTAAATCACCTCGTCGGTGAATAGGTCCCGTTGCACCTCGGGGCCCGCCTCGCTCCTTGGCCGCCCAATCATACGTGACGATAGAGTTTCTACGAAGTCTACCAGGGTGGCGATGTCGTCGGCGCTGGGCGAACTGCTGGTGATTGGGACGCAACGGTCGAGTTCGAACCTTGCGACGGGCTTAGATTGCTGGCGGCCCTTTTCGGCCTTTGGCGGGTCCGCCCATCGTTCGCCCGCGCCGCACTCGCACGCGACGTTGTAAACCCGCGACAACCTGCGGTCGGTTTTCTTTTCGACGGGTATTTCGACGGGCCAGTCGAGGACGGCCTTGACCGCGTCGTCGGAGAATACCAGCCGGACTCCGAGGTCGCGGCAATGGTGGCACTTAAATGTTTCTTCGCGCATTATTCGTCCCCCGGTATCGGCCAAAAGAAGATTCTAAGTTCATCTCGTTTCGTATTTTCGGTTTTCGACTCGTCGGTGATCGTCAGCACGTTGGGCCTGTCGGTGCCTATTCGAACGGGGACGGGGTCCCTGACCGTTCCACCGCTTGCCTCCTTTTCCGACAGTCCGGCGAGCGGTCCGGCAACGGTGCCCGAGTTCCGCAGCGACACGTAGGTTTTCAGGAACTCTTGGCGGACCCACTTTTCCGAGGCGGCGTCGGTGAAACGGGAAACGAAAGTGGGCCACCCGCCGAGGTTTCGGATTGTGGCGTTGATGGTTCCGTCGGCGAAGTCGACCCACGACCAAGATCCGATTCCGACCGTGTCGAGGACCTCAGCCCATGCCCCGACGGCTTGGTCGTCGTCCGACACAACGCCCGCCATTTTGCGTATCACAAAAGGTAACGGGAAAAATTCACAGGTCGCGGCGGCGGCCTCTAGTGCGTCAGTTATCACTTCGATGGACAGCCCTTCGAGGGCGCTGACGTAGAGTTTTAGCGTTGCGGGCGATAATTGCCGATTGAATAATTCGGCGAGGGCGGTGATCCCTAGTTCGATAATTGGGCGATCGTTCATTGGTCGCCCCCGATCCGGTCGTCGACCTGGGCGTCGACGGTGTTTTCGCTATCGGCCCTGTTTGCGGCAGCCATCGCCCGCATCTGGTCGAAGACCGAAATGTAATCATCGCCAATCTCAAGCGACTTCTCCAGCGCGGCTTGGTTTCGGTCGCCAAGGGTTTCCTTTGTCTGGCGGGATTGCCACGACGTGCGGTCGTCCTCCCAGCGTCTCGACCGAATCCACGGTCCAGGTCCTGGGCAGTAATCGCCCGCACCCTCGGGTGACTCGGCGTACTCCCTGACCGCTTCGATTATTTCAGCCACGGCGTCGGTGTCAAGTTTCGGCCTCTCGACCTCGGCGGCCCATGCCTTGGCGGCGTCGGCCTTTTTGGTTTTGCGTCTTCCGCTTGGGTACGCTTGCCAGAATTCTAAGAACGATTCGGTGTACCGCGACTTGACCGGTGGCGCGACGACGGCGACCGTGGTGGGTATTTCTCCGGGGTCGTCGGGCGGTTTTTCGTCCTCGACCTCCGGGAGGGGTGGTTTTTGATCGGTTGGTTTTTCAGAAAACAACCCATCCTGAATAGGCTTGACTTGGCTAGGCTTGACTTGGCTAGGCTTGGTGGGAGGTTTTCTGGCTAGGCTAGGACCTCCCTGGGGAGGTGTTTGGGTTAGGCTCGGCCCCTCCTTAGGAGGTTCGTAGGGTGGTTCAAAGTTCTCCTTAGGAGGGTCCCTAGGAGGCTCCCTAGGGAGGTCTGGGGTTGGTATTTTTATCTCCCCTGGGAGGGAGGCGCTTTTTGACGCCCAAACAAGGTTGTGCCGCTGGACGTTTCCCTTGATGTAGTTGGGGGCGTGGTCGTGCCAGTCGTGAACGATGAGTCTAAACTCCTCAGATTCGTCCAGCCACTCGGCTTCAACAAGCATGGCGACAAGCTCGTCGGGGTCGCCATCCCACTCAAGCATAGCGGCGATGTGGATGTTCTTGAATTTCCCAATATCCCCCAGCGGGGCATTCTTGGCGGTGAATTGCCAAAGTTCCTCAAGGACGCCTGAAACTTGGTATTTAGGCGCCTTCATTCGCATCTTAAGGAGGTGATATTTGACGAGTTGCGACGTGTTGGACTTCATTTCGACACGAAACCCTCTCTATAAAATCCCCGCCGCGACCTTTTGGGAAGTTGCGAAACAAGCCAAGGCGCCGTAGATATGGCGCTGAAGGGTCGCGGTCGGGGGGGGTTGTTTTGGTTCGCTCAACTTGTTTCGCTGCCCACATCATGTGCCGTATCCGCGCCCCGAGTCAAGCGAAAATAAACCACAAAAAAAGGCGCCCACCGGGCTAGGGTGGACACCTAGTTTTTGAGACATTACGGACTCGGGAACTCGAACCGCACGTCCTCGGGAACGCACGCCTCACCGCCTGGGCCATTGAATCGGACAAAGACAAACGTATCGTTCCACGATGTCAGTTGGCCGACCTCGCGAACGGCGAGAAGTCGCGGGGCGACGTAGGCCGGGTCGTAAATGACATTACGGCCGACGTCCTTTTCCGTTAATTGATTTACGTCAATCATTAAATCGGCTTCCTTTCTTTATTTAATATGTCCCGCGAAGATTAAGTCGAGGACGAAAACCCCTAGCGCTACGGCCGCGAGGGCGGTGCCAGCAACCAATGCCTCGTCCACTTACTCGCCCCCCGTGCTGATTTCCGTGAGGCGGTCCTCAAACGCAATGCTCGTCAAGATGTCCCATTCCTCGGGTGGGGTGATCGTTCCGCCCGTCGCCCACTCATTGGCCGCCCGAAACGCGGCCTTCAGTGCTGGCGGCGTTTCGCAGCCCGCGAACTTCTTGACGCACGCGTTACGAAATTTGGTGGGGGTGTACGTCGTCGGCGGTTCCTTGATTGCCTCGGGTAGCTTGGCGGCCTCCGCGACAACCTCGGGGGCGATGAACTCCGCCGCTTCATTCTCCGGGGCGGGCGCTGGTGCGGGCGCCGTTGGCGGGGCGTCCGACCCGAGGTATTTCGTGGCGAGGTCCGACAGCGTCCCGTTCGCCTTGGCCTGCTTGAACTCGGCCTCAACAGTCCGGTCGATGTCGTCGTCGGTGACGCAACCCAACAGCAACTCGGGGGCGTAGCGGCGGGCCCATTTGGTCGCGCCGCTGTACCATAGTTTCTGCTCGGGGTCGTCGGTCCACATCTTGTTATCGGTCTTGGCCCCCTTCACGGTGATCCGCACCGCCTTGACCCCGTCCAGCGTTAGCGCGGTTCGTGAGTCTTGGGACCCGTTCACAAGGTAGGCGATTAGATGCGTTTTCTGGGGGTCGGTGATCGGTCCAGACGCGCCGAACACGACCGCCCGCATTTCGCCGCCCTCGCCTGCGTGAATAACTTGCAGCCCGCCTCGGAGTTCGTGGCAAAACGCGTTGACCACCGCCGCGATCAACTTTCCCTGGAATCCCAAACGGCCGTGGACGCTGTACGACTCGCCCGCCACGGCGAACGGGTCCATGTTCCACGCGTCGGCCTGGGCGATTAGCTGGGTGCAGTTGGCGACGACCTGCTCGTCGCTAAAATACTCGGAGATTTGGCCGCCCTTGCTGACCTTGCCCCGCAGATGGGGCGGGAGATAGGCGGCCCGCGATAGCTGTTGCGCCCTCTCTTGGGTGTCGATTGACGGGGCGTTCATCGTGTCGGGTGTCGTTGTAATTGCGTTCATTTCGTCCTCAGTTAAAAAGGTTAACTCCAGTAATGCTTAAACGTCTCAATCTTCCCCTCGTCGGGGTCGGACCAGTCGCCCGATTCTGTCCGCTCGGCGATCTCTTCGCGGACCTCCCGCCAACGGCTGGCGGCGTTGAGTCGGTCGGCCTCGTCGTACTGCTTGGCCCACACTTTGAACGGGTAGTTCTCGTGATAGTCGACCGCTTGGCCGCCCGACGTCGTCGGCGGGTTGTTGATCGCCAGAAACACAAAATCCACGTGCCGAACCTCAGGAAACACCGACTTAATGCCCGTCGTGTAGTGGGCATCCTGGTAGACGTAGCCGAGTTTCTGGGCGAAGCGGTCGAACTCGCGCGACGTCTTGGCCCCGGTCGTTTTGATATCCACGGCCAGCGCCGAGGCGCCCATAACAAGGAGGTAGTCTGGCCGGGCCCGCGACCAACCGAGGTCGTCCTGCCAAATCAACGACGGTTCGACGACCGACTTTTCAACGTGCAGTAACTGGCCGAGGGCGACCCCGAGGGCCTTGACCATCCCGCGTACCTTGGCGATCTGTTCGGCCTTGACGATCACCTTCCCAGCGTTGGCCGCCTCGAATTCGGCCCACGCCTGCTCGGCATCCTTTCCCCGCGTGTTCTTGGCACCGTTGCTCTTGAGCAAACACACCTCCTTTTCGATCCCATCGGGCCCCGTCTCTTCTGGGTCGTCTATCACCCACGTCTCGGGAATAACCGCGACCGAGTCGTCGAACTTGTGCGGTTCGAGTAGCAACGTATGGGTCAATTCCCCCTCGGCTAGCTTGTCGTTGATCGCCAACGGTGGAATCCACCCCATCATTTCAGCGTGGAAATCCCGTGGCGAGTCGAGGAAACGCTTGATTTGCGATCGCGATAACTCCGGCCTCTTGTGGTATTCCTCGGCTGGAATGTCTTCGATTCGATTGTCGGTTGCGGCGGGCTTGTTCATGCGTCACCGCCGATCGTCGCCGATGGGTCAACGTTCCAACTCATCCCGCATGACGGGCATACCATTTGGTCGGGGCGCTTGGTGTCGCCGCGAGTCCCCCAATCGCCAACCTCGTATGCCAAGCCCACCGTCGGGCAGTAGTCGCAAACGTCGCCCGGTCTCCGCGTTCGGTTGTCGGGGTCCTTCTCGATCCCGGCCGAGTTGAGGTTGACCGGCCCCGCCGCCGCAAACTCGATCGCGACCACGTCGACGAACGTCGCGACAAAGGAACGCATCGCTAGGGTCCGGTTCCCGCCGACCCCGTCGAGGGCAATCATTGCCGTATACATCGCTTCGATGGCGCCCTGCATTGCCCTGAGGGTCGCGGCGTCCTCGGGCATGTCAATAGATAAAAGACGGGTAACGGCGTCCTCAATTAGTCCTAGGGTGTTCCAGCCAGCTGGGTCCTCGAACTTGGCCAGCGTGTCGGAAAAGCGTGTCGCGGTAGTTGCTGAGTCAGTCATTTTCAATATTCCTTGTCAAGTTTTGAACGTGTCCAGTGCAGTACGTCGGCGTCGAATCGGCCCGAGTCCATGTCGGCTTGGGCCTGCTTTAATTCGGGTTTTGTGCACGCCCGCCAGTCTCCGAGGGCGGCGTCGTACTGTTCGCCCGTGTAGATGACGGCCCCGTAAACGATTCCTCCGACTGGGTCGACATTGGCGAGTACCTGAAAGTAATTCTGCCACCCGTCGGGTCGGTCGTGGCTCACGAATACGTCGTGCAACTCGGCGTGCTGGGTGTGGCGAGTCATCAGATCCCCCCTTTTGCCCGACAGTAGGCGAGGTAGAGTTGTTCGGCGATCGTCGACGCCTCAAGCAATTCCTCGTGAAGCCACCCCTGGATTGACCGGGCGAGGTCGGAACCGCGCGTTACTCGCACCTCTTTGTCGGTGCCTACGACCCACGCCGTCCCGTCCAATACCTCGACGTGCTCAATCTCGGCTCGCTCGGGGTCAGAATGTCGGATCACCTCCAGGTTGAGGACGAACCCGTCAAGGTCCTCAAGCGGTTGGTCGACCTCGAAACCCTCAATCCGTACCGCCAACTCGCCACGGTAGACCGCGATTGAATCAGGCAGCGACGTGTGGACCATCCGGCCGCCGTGGTCAAGTTCGACGTCAAAGGACTCGCCGCTTGGGGAATGGACGTACCGTAAAGATTCGCCGACTTTGCGTCGCAAGATAAGCGACATAGAAAAACCTCGCTTGGTTGGGCGAGGCGATGGAAAGGGCGGTCCTGGCCTCTTGGCCGTTGCAATAAATGCCGCGCTTTCTGCGCCTCACGCTTTGTGTATCGGTAATATATACTACCGGCTTGAGCAAGTCTAGGCCAACGCTGGGAAAATTTCCCGGTCACGCCACCCAATCCTCGCACCCCAAGCACGGATGAGGCTTGTCCTTGCCCGCTCTCGTGTT